CTATATCTCTACCAGTAAATGTGTTCTTTCCAGTCATCAACTCATAAGGAGTTCTAAGGACAGGAGTTGCTTTACTAAATACAGCATTAAGTGGGTCACTTAATATATCACTAACATCTCCAAATGGTAGAGTGGCTTTTACAAATTTATAGTTTCCGTCTTTGTCTATTTTTGGAATAGGTATATACATATTATCTTTTAAATAATCAGCTATATTTTCTTTATCTTCCCCAAAGTCAGACATTAAACTATTATAACCCCTCATAAGTTTATTATAATTTTGTAGGTTATTACCCATATTAGCAAATTGGAATGCTATATTCTTTTTAGTAAACGTATAGAATGGTATTAGTCTTCTCATAACTTTATTTTCAAAATTCGTTAAGTCACTAGGGTCAAATAATACCTTGTTTACAGCTTCACCAGCCATCTGTTCTATAGTTTTCTTTTTTCCAAGTTCTGTGAAATCTTCTATTCCTAGATTTTTAAGAAATTTAGGGTCATCTTTACCTTTTAAATACATAGCATATTTAAAAACTCTATCTTCTGATGCGTTTAAATTAGCAAAGAAAGAACGAAGTTTATCTCCAGGTATGTAAGTTTTACTATTTTTAACTTTTTTATTAACTAAATCCTCAATATCATATTTCTTAGCTATTGCCTCTGGGTCTAATAATGTAACTGTTTCTTCAAATCCTGTTAAGTCTTTATATATTCTTTGTTGTTTTTCAGTTAATTTACTTATATCATTAGCACCTAATTTAAGAATATTTTCATAGTCTTTTAAATCACCAACAGCTTTACTCATATATTTACTATAATCTGCAAAACTCATACCAGACATAAGCATATTTGTGCTATTTCCTAAAATATTATTCATTTGGTTAGTCAATGAAGCAGTCTTATTACCTTTAAAGAAATTCATTATGCTATCATACATCTTCAAAAATTCATTTTTTGCAGTTCTGTCTGTATTAATTTTTAAAATATTAAGTACAGTTGGGTCAATAGCCATATTATTTAAAGTTCTCATTGCATTAGCCATAGATATAAGTTCTTTATTCCCTATCTTTTTACCTGTGCTTTCCAAGAAATTAGCTATATAATTTTTAGTTTCACTATCTACTTTTTGAAATCCATAAGGTGCTCTAGCACCTTCAACAACTCTAAATGGAGAATTATCTAATAATGTATTAAGTGCTTCTCTTTCAGCTGTAACATCTTTACCAGCTTTAATACCAGCTTCAATATCTGCTTTTAACTTAGTCATAGTTGTTAGGTCTCCAAAGCCTTGTTTTAAAACAATTTCATCTATATCTTGTGAATACCTAGCAAGTTCTGGTACTCTATTTATATATTCTTGAATACCTGATGTAACTGTAGTATCAAATAAATCTATATTTTCATCTATAAATTTTTTACCATCTTCGCTTAGACCTGGTAATAGTTTTAATTCTTCTTTTCTAAGCTTGTTTGCTTCGTTAGCTGACATTATATATTCTCTTGAATTTAATGTCTTATTATTAGCTCCATATCCAACTTTTTTAATTTCTTTGTCTAAATCAACCAAATCAACACCATAATTATTCAACATTTTTACATTATCATAGTAATTGTCTGACATTTTATGTTTTGAATAACCTTCTATAGCATCGTCCAAAAACTTAGTACCAAGACCTTCGGCAGAACTGAATATGTTTTCTACCTCTTTATTAGCGTTTTTATAAAAATCTTCTATCATCTGAATAGACTCTGGATAACTAGCTTTATATAGCTTTTCTAGGTCATCTATTTCTTTTAATTCCTTATCACTATAAAATGAACCTCTTTTCACTTTCTCGGATAGTTTTTCTTCATTTAAACTACCATCAGATAGTGCCTTGCTCCAGTCTTCACCAAGTTGTAAAGTTCCATTTTCTGCTTTATTTATTGATTTTATTAAACTATCCATATTATCTGGGCTATCTTTAGCTAAATCAATAAGGGCATCTCTAATATCATCTGTGTATTTTACAGTACCTTGTCCTGCATTTGTTATAACATCTGCTAATTTAATTGTACTATCTTTATCTACTATTTTATTTAGTTCTTTAGCGACTTGTTCACTAGTTTTTCCACTTTTAGTAGCAATAGTGTCAATTGTATTTTTAATTTTTTCTGCTTCACCCTCTAAATTTCTTTTTAAAACTTTTTCTAAAGCAATGTTTTTCTTATTAATATCCCTTGAAGTTTTTGAGATTTTTGTATTAAACATAGTAGTAAGGTTGTTTTTCATACCTTTATAAAGTTCTAATAACCCTTTATCATCACCAATTCTACCAAGTTCACTTGCCCATTTATTAGTTGGGTTTTTATATAAAATACCTTTTCTTTTATCTAAACTTTCTAAAATAGCTTCTGTAGTCTTATCTCCAAGTTTAGCAGTATTTTTGATAGCTTTAGTAGCTAACTTACCCACAGCTTGATTAGGAGAAATTAGTTTTAGTTCTTTCGCTAGTTTTGAAACATCATTAGATGTGTCAACAACATTACCAATTTTTTCAGCTGCAGTTATAACTTTATCTCCAGATTTAAGCCCAGTTTTTAGAGCTTTAACTCCAGTCTTAGCTGCTGATACTGGAATAAGAGGAACATCTAATGGGTCTAAAAACACATCACCTAAGAAACCAAGTACATCTACAGTATCTAGTTTTCCCTCTCTATCCCCCATTCCGTAATTTTTAAGAATATCTTTGAATTGTGTATAATCTTCACCTTTAAGACCAGACAAAGCTGCTTCTTTAACATCCTTACCTTCTTGAGAGGCTTTCCACCCAGAAAAAAATGCTTGTTGAGGTCTACCTAAAACCTCAAATATATCCCCAAGTGTTCCTTGATTTTGTCTAAGATTTAATAATTTTTCTAAAGCAGTTCTATCATCTAAAGCTGATGTTGTGTCAACCCCACCAGCTTCAAGTCTAGCAAGTCTATTATTTATTGATTTATTGTTTTTAGATAATTGAGTTGTTGATTTTTTGGTACCATATCTTTTTTCATAAATTTCTTTATAATCTTTCATTATTCACTCTCCTATCTATATTTATAATTATTTATTAGTTCTGCTAAATCCTTATAAGTATAATTACTTAACTCATCATTAAGTGAATTAACTTTATTTTGTTGAGCGTCTCTAAATAAATCATATACATAACTTGCACCTTTACGAATACTACTAACACCTGGAATATTATTTAATCTATTATTAGGATTAACATATTCTAAAGAGTTCATAGTAAGTTTATTTAATCTTTGTTTAGCAGTATCTAGTTTATCTTTGGTATTAGTATATCTAACACTATTCATAGCACTTACAGCATCATCAGCTTTCATATCATAGTCATTAACTAAACTTGACAATTTCTCATCGTCTGATAGTGTGTCATCTCCAAGTGTTTTCATTATACCAAGACGTCTAAGAATAAGATTAGTTTCTTCATCTGTCTCTTCTTTCTTTCTACCCATAGAAGCTTTATATTTAGCTAGAGCTCTGTCTTCTGCACTTTCAGTTATAGAACTAATTAAATTGGCATATTGTTGAGCATTTGCTCTTTCTTTATCTGAAATTCCACCTAAATCATCGGCTAAATCACCAGCAAGTGAGTTAAGTTTTCCACCATAATTAGACACGCCACTTATAAGACTACCTATACCTTGTTCATTAGTATTTAATAGTTGAGATAAAGCAGTATTTGTTTCGTCTCCCTTTTTTGCTATATCAGATTGATTATATCTATTTATAAGACCTGAACCTGTAAGACCTCTATTAGCTAAGTTGTTTTCAACATTATACATTCTAGAGAAACTATCATTAGTTGTTTGACCTAGTGTATCACCATAAGTTATCTTTGCACGTTCAAAATTTCTATTTAATTGGTCTTTTAATGTGTTTAAGTCAGAGGTTAATTTATTCCAATTAGTTCCGTACACATCACGTACAACTTGTCTTTGAGGTGCATATTGATTGGTTTCCCAATTACCTATTAAATTTTCTGCATAATTTCTATTTGCCATTTTTACACCCCAAGTGTAGTTGGATATGTTATATTTATTAGTTTACCAACATTTGAAGATTTCTTAGTTTTGTTATTAGCTCGTGCGACATTTCTTACTAGGTCATCAATATTTACAAGACCTCTATCTTTATAAAGTCTAATAGCCTCTTGTACGGAAATAGGACTCTTAGTTCCCTTTAGAGCATTAGAATAAGAGTTAGCTGCTTTTATTAAAGCATTAGCTTTGTCAACATCTTTAGCATTAGCATAACCTGAGTTATCTAAATAGTATTGTAATTCTTGTAGTTGTGCATCTTTAAGAGCTTGTTCTTGTTGTTGTTTATAATAATTAATTTGAGCATTATATAAAGCCTTACTATCCCATCTAGATTGTATTTGTTCAGCTAAACTAGCAACAGCTTGTCTATAAGCATTACGAGCATTAGCTTCCCTTGTTCCTATATTAGCAAGAGCTCCAGATAAAGTATTTTTAGCTGTTTCCAAATTTGTATTATACTCATTTGTTCCTGTATCTAGAGCAGCTTGTATATCACTTAATGAATTGTAATAAGTATTAGCAAGGTTTGAATTTGACTTTCCAACCTGCATATCACTACCAAATCTACCAAGTTGTGCCATACTATTAGTAATACCTCTAGCACCTAATTTGTCACCAGTTAATCCTCTAGTGTTCATATAATTATTATTTGCAACAGTGCCTCTGCCTTCGTTAAATGATGTTCTAGCTTGTTGTCTTCTAGAATTTGCACTTGATACCAAATCATTATAAGCATTTTGTAAAGCATTATAATTAGTATTATATGTATCTTGAGCAGCTTTTCTTTCATCATTGAGAGCTTTTAAACCAATATAATCATCTTCTGAACCCAATTGATTAATTGCAGTTTGCTTGGCTGATGCCATATTATCACCTTACCTTTCGTTAATATTATATCAAATTTATTTGTTTTTGTATAACCAACCTAGAGCATGAGCTGTGTTTTTACCGACAACTCCATCAGCTGTTAGTTTATTAGCTTTTTGAAATTTCTTTACAGCATTCTTAGTGTTGTTGCCAAAAATTCCATCGGCTGTTACTCCAACTTTCTTCTGAAGTTCTTTTACATCATCACCTCTACAACCTTTTTTAAGTAATCTTGTAAGATTATATTTATCTGGGATGATTTCATATTTTTCAGGGTTTAACCAAGTATTAGAACCTATCTTTGTAACTCCTAAATGTAAGTGAGTTCCTGTACTAGCACCAGTAGAACCCATTATAGCTACAATTTTTCCTTTATACACCTTATCACCTTTTTTAACTCTTATAGCCTTACAATGAGCATAAAGTAAACTTAGGTTATATCTAGGGTAGCGAACCCACACATAGTTACCAAATCCAGTTTTTGACTTATCTTGACCTGTAACTACTTTTTGTACATAACCATCATCAATAGCATATAAACCAGTATCTCTAGTCTTAGATATAAGGTCTAATCCATAATGAAATGTTTTCTTTTTTGTGATTGGATGTATTCTATAAGCAAACTTACTTGTTATTTTTGCTTTTGTAACAACTACTTCATATATTTTAGTCATTATTCATCATCCCTTTCAGTTAGTAATGCGTCATATTCAGTTGTGTCTGTATCTGGTTCTTGTGAATGGTATTTACGAGAACTTACACCAATTAGAGTACCGATTAACACTGAAAATATAGTACATGTTTTCATCACTTCATCACCAAATGGTAAATTCCATACTTGAGACAAACTCTCATAAGCAATTCCTAAAGCATCTAATGCTACTAAAGCTATCCACTTTAAAGCATCATATAATTTTGAATTTTTAAATATCATAATATCATCTCCTTTATTTTAATAATGTTGTTATTACCCCAATTACAATTCCAATTAATCCAGTTATTATAGCTGTAACAGCAGTATCATATCTTTTAACTGGTTTTTGTTCTAATACCATAACTCTACTATCTATATCATTATAGTCTTCCCTCATATATTTTGTCTCTAAAGCTAGTTTTTCTATTTGAACTGTTAATTTGTTTATAATCTCAAAAATATCTTCTAATTTGAGTATTCTTCTTCTTATATCATCTAATTCAGAACTATTATTACTCATCTTACACCTGGCTTTCGTTTACCCATTGAAGCACACCATTAACATTTTTTAAAACTTGAGTTGCTGTAGAAGAATATCCACTTAATTTTGTTAATTTTTCATCAACATAGCTTACTGGAGCAGCTCCACTACCCATAGACCATGTTAAGTTTTCTATTGCAGTAAATGCTCCCCAAGTTCCAGTTAGTTTTATACTACCAACTATATAAGAATTACCAGTAAATATAGGTGCTGTAGTAAATGACAATTGAGTTTGTCCTTCTTGTTCATATTCTGTATAATTTTTAACTTGTATAGGAGTAACTACATAATTATTTGTGTGGTCGTCTACGCTATCCCAATATTGTAAAACCATAACCTTAGCAAATAACATGAATGGTTTATTTTGATTATATAAACCACAAATCTCATTAAACATATTTACATTTGCTTGTGATACAGTTCCATCCCAAAAATAAAATGGAATATTCTGAGATGGTGTTGCATGACTATCAACATAGTCTTTTACTTGTTTTGATGTTGGTACTTTTTCATCACTAGCTTCTAAGGTTGTTGTAGATTTAGATAACGAAGCACCTGAAATATTTATTGCATTTTTAGCAGATAAAGTACCATCTTGAAGCTTTTGAATATCTATATAATTAGCATTAATTCCTTCTTTAGTAACATTTTCAAGTTCATTCATATCTGTATGTTGTAGTATTGAGCCATCTACATAATCGCCTTTTAGATAATCGTCACTAATTCTTTTTGCATAAGTCATATTTATCACCTAACCTTCCTTAACTTTTCCTAATTTACAAACAAATCCTATACTTTCTAAACTTATATAATCACTAGTATCTCCATAGATATGACAACTAAAGTTCTTAGCCTTTTCTGGAATAACAAGTTTTCTTGTTTGATATTTACCTGTACCAAGTGCAGTCTCATCTAATCTTATATTACCTAATATAGATGTAGTTTCTTCTAGTTTTAATTCTTTATCTCCTGTATAGTCATACACTACAGTTCCATTTTCATCTAAATAAGTATAGTATGTTTTAGGGTCGTTTACTAAATGTGCATCGGCATATAATTCAAAGAAAAATTCATTATAGTTATAACCACCTATACATTTTACAAATATGTGTTTAAGTTTTTTCATGTGTTGTGGGTATAACATATTAGTAGCTTTACTTATTAATTCAATATACATAGATTTACCAAAATCTGTAGGTGTTGTATCAAACTCAAATATAGAACTTCTTAATGTTGGAGCTTCACCTTCATAAATACTAATTTTAAAATTCTTTAAATTACCATTTAATAAATTATCTGTAGTTGTGTTTGACTTACCTATAAAATTACTAAATCTTGTAATATTACTTATTGCACCTGTAAAAGTAACTGATTTAACTGGCTTAGCCCCATTATCTAAATAAAGTGATAGAGTATAACTACCACCTAGATTGTAAACACAATCAAATTTATATTTGTGATTTTCTGTTATATCCAAATTATAAATTAAATTAGCTGAAACATAATCAACACTATTAGTTTCTAATTTTATCCCTCCACCAAAAATTGAACAATTTATTGAAGAGTTTTTATTAGCTTCATTATCATTATTATATTTAGTTGCTAAATCAAATATTTTTTGAGGGTTAGCCGTTTTAATGAAACTACCTTCAAACTCAATAGTAAATCCATTTAAGAAACTTACATTTTGTTTTATATTAGGTAGTTCTAAATACCCATCTATACCATTAAATGAAGCTCCAATATTATCATACCAATTTACATTATATAAAGTCATCAAGTCTTCATAGTCAACAGCTTTATTTTGAACATAAGTAACCCCATCACCTTGTATACTATCCTCAAATTCATAGTCGAACAAGACTCTAGTGTTATTTGACATTGAGAAAGAATATATACTTCCTTTAAAATTAGGTACATAAGTTACAAGTGTTCCGTCTTCTAGAATACCTCTAGATGAACACAAATCACATATTTCTCTATCATTATCTAGTGATGTGTCATCAAAAATATCTGTACTATATGTATTACTACTAACTCTCACATTATCTTTATAAAGTTCAAGAACTTGATACGCACCATTTTTATAAGTATTAATCTTCCAAGTATGTCTTTCTGTTAGTTCTAAATTTGATACCTTATAATCTGAATATAACCCTGTAGCTACACCAGGTTCATTAAGTATCTCAATTCCAAATGATTTAGACTCTGTGGAAATATTAAGTACGAATTGTATATTACCTGCTTTCTCACTATCTCCTAAACTACACAATATTATACGGTCATTGTTTAAACAAGACTCATCAAATTGTATATTAAATGTGATACTGAACCCATTACTTAAATTTGGATTAGATAAAGAAAATTCTCCACGAGCATCATATTGTGATAAATTTATACCCTTTTTACCATTGATAGCTACACTACCAACAACATTACAATCATTATTATTTCCTGATAAATCTGTAATAACTCTACTACCTTTAGCGTTAGTCTCAAAATTATAGTTTATCAATTCTTTAGATGTTGTATATAATTGTTCCTTATATATAGTAGAAAATGTTTCTATAGCGTTATCAACTATAAATAAAAATGTAGGCTTTTCCTTAAATCTATAAGTAGTATATGCTCCTATTTCATATTGATAAACAAGAGTGTCCAAATCATTACTAGCAGCATAATCACCTTTATCATTATAATTGTTGTAGAACAATAAATATTTATCTTTATAACGTAAAGCATAAGCTCTTTCGCTTATACCATTAAATCTAATAGCAGGTCTACTAAGTTCTTCATTAAATATAGTGTAGTCACTTGTTAGTTTCTTTACCTTTAAGTCTAATTCCTTTAGGTTTTGCATACCTTCTACAAATGTACTTGATTTTAAAGCATACATTCCTCTAGGAGAGGCAAAATATAATGTGTCTTCTATTGGAACTACTGTATTACCTGCATGACAACCTAAACTTGAATTTACATATTCTCTAGAAAAATCACTAGAACCATAAGTTCCTTTAAGCTTAAATATTTTTTCTTTAGTAAATATAATATATACACCTTTAAAATAACAAACTTTAGTTATCTTATCAGTAGGTTCTATTGGAAGAATTATATAGTTATTAGCTGGAATATAATCCATGTGGTTTATATCACTAAAATAAAGTGTGTCATCCTTATAATATACAGCTCTTCCACTCATTTCACACATTCCACATTCACCTATATTTAAAGCTGTTACTGGTTTAAGGTTTCCGTCTATTACACCTGTAGTAATATATCTATAACAAGGACTTAAAGAGACACCAGTTTTTTCTATTTTTAACTCAACCTCACCTGATGGTACGTTCTTAAATTCAACTTCATAGACTTTAAAGCCTTCTTTATCTAAACTGGGCTTTTCTGTTAGTTTTAAGTCAACAATCTCATCCCCACTTTTAGCAGTAATAGTGAAAGCACTAGAACCTGTGTATAAGATATTTAATAAAAATGGTTCAGAGCCTGAAACTATTTGATTTGATAAAAATATATTATCAGTTGTTGTAAAATAAACACCTAATAGTGTGTCAACAGATGTTGTTGTATCTCCTACATCATGTAATGGGTCTGTACAAAGTAAATTAGGTCCAAGTGCAGAATTTTCATTCATTTCTGATGTTGTTGGCTTATAAGCAGAGTTTATAACACCATCTTTTACTACACCATGATAAGTAAAGGCACTAGCTAACGTATCATTTGATGTTATTTGTGTACTTCTATTAAAACAAACTAATCCATATTTGTTGTTAGTAAACCATATTTTATCAAAATATTCTATTGTGTCCATATTCATTAAGTTTCTATCCCAGTTAAATGTAATTGGAAAAGAATATGTATAACAATTAATAGTCATAGTATCTTTATTAGTTGGTTCACCATTGGTATCATATTCTAGTTCTGGGAGAGTGCAAACATAATACCATGCTTTGGAAGATGTTGGTTTACCATTAGTAAGTTTTGTAGTTATCATAAGTAACACGAAACTATTATTTTGAAACCCATATCTGCTTTGATATTCTCTATAAGCGTTATGTCCACTGAAACCTGATAAGTTTCTAAAACAATTATTATCATTTCTAAGCAATTTCATATAGACCAAATTATCATTTGAATTTTCTGGATTATTATTTGTCTGTGTTCTATTAAGTATTTTTGGAAGATAAGATTTATCTAATTTGTTAAAAATTTCTGATATTGCCATTAATTCTCCAAATCCATTTCGTTTATTCAAAGTTCCTAATTTATCCATGTCAAAATTTATGATACTATCGAAATCAGTATCATTACTACTGTCATCACTAAACTCTGTATTAATACCACCCATAAAATTATTTAACAGGAAAAATAATTTATTCTCTGGATTACCCCTAAATTTTTGATAACCACCCATAACTACCAGCTTCCACCATTAGAGTCATAGCCAAACCAACCAACATTTATAGCATTTGATGTGTCGATTTCATAAACACCACCAAATCCTGTATCTGCTATCATGTCAGATGATATTCCACTATCTGGGTCACTCTCATCATAGTTGGTTACTAAAGTACCTAGATTATCTTTAAAATTTTCTAAAGCTCTATAAAATTCATTTAGATACATTTCTGCTTCTGAAAGAGAACTATCATTCATTTTTATAGCATAAGATATATATGGACTAAGTAAAGTATATAACCAATCTTTAGGCATGTAATAATAAGGAGTTGTATCACTTTCGATACTAGGGAATAATGTCTTACATTCAACATTTACGATAGCTAAAGCCTTATTAGCTACACTAAGATAATTAATACTACTAATAGTTTCATCAGTAAAGAATTGACTATTAGTTACTATATCTTTTAGGTTCATATTATTCTCACCTTCCTTTATGCTTACATTATATCATTTCTTGACGTAAAAGAAAAGACACTAAAAAGTGCCTTGTTCTAGTTTTTCTTCTATAATTTCTTTATAAGTGTTGCTCTCTGATACTTTATTAAGTTTTTCATCAATTTTATCAGCAATAAATTTAGGATATTCATGAGGTTTGCCGTCACAATAAATTGTAACTGGAATACCATTATAAGCAAATGTATAAACTTTACCTAAATATGGTGCATATAATTTAGATACAACTTTTTTAACTACAGCATCGTTTTTACATCTTTCTAACATGTGTTTTTGTTTTTCTATAGCATAAGTTTTGTCAGCTTCTCTTTCAGCAATTTGACTAGATGTATCTAACGCAGCTTTAAGTGCAGCACTAGCAACAGCCTCTGCTTGTTTTTCTTCAAATTTAGTTGGTTTTTCCTTAATAGTGTTTCCACCTATAGCAGCCTCAATATCTTTTGAAGAATAACCAGATTTATTATTTTTTATTTCTGCCATTTTCTTTACCACCTTTCTCCTCTATTATATCAATTAATTAACATTCTGTAAAGTTATAGATATTTATATCCACCACCTATCATTAGGTATACAATAAAACCCAACTCTTAACAAGTTGGGTACAAAAGATTTAAAATTCAATTATACACTAATATTATTCTTGACTAGCAGCCTTACCAATAGTGTCATTAGTATCATTGTATAATGCAATGTCATAACCAGAAGCACTATAAACAGCTGTGATAGCCATTGGGTCTATAATTTTAGCACCAGTCCATAACTTGTAACCAAAAGTAGTCTTTTGTCCAAGTGGGTCTGACTTATCTGGAGCAAATCCAGTGTCATAGAATTTAACATTAGAACCACCTAATGATAATACCATATATGGTTTATATCCTAATGTATAAGATGTGTAAACATTTATCTTATTAGTATTAGCTTTAACTGGGCAAATTAAACTATCAGTAAAATATTGTCCATAAGCCATATATTTAGCTAAAGTTCCTTGTTTAATAGGTCCATTTTCGTTTCCTGGAACTAATAATTTATTAACTAAAACTGGGTCATCAATTAAGTCATTCATAACATTTGGGTGCATAACAGTAACTGGTTTTCCACCAAATTTGATATGTCCTTTTCTGTTAGCATTTTGCATTGTTAGTGCAACAATTCTTAAATCTTTAAATGTCATAACGTCAGTAGCTGTAATGTCATCTGCTGCGTCGTTAGCTGTTCCTACATAGTATTCACTAGCATCTGTAAAACTATTTACTGTATTTCTTTCTATTAATTCAGCAGCGTGTCTTGCTAATTCTGGTTGATAAATTTCTTTAACATTATCAAAGTGAATATCAGCAGCAACATCTGTTTCGTCCATAATTACACCATATTGATTAATAGTACCTTGAACTTTGTGTCCTTCTGGTTTTAATGCAGTTGGAGGTACGCCTTCTGTTAAAGCATGGTCAGCTACATTATTTAATGGTAAATGGTTGTATCTACGAACTGTAAAAACTTTAGTTCCTTCTTTTCTTGGTAAATCCATATTTACTCCAAGATTTGTGAATACAAAATTTTCTCTTTCTAACTTAATCATTTCTAATAATCTTTTACTGAAATATTCAGTAACTGAAAGTCCGTTTTTTTGTAACACAGCTAAAGTTGTAGTAGCCATATAACTCACCTAACCTTTCTACTATAAAAAATTATCGGCTTTGTATTTAGCTAAGTCATCTTTTAATAAACTATCAATAGTTATTCCGTCAGGAGCACTACCTTGTTCATTTTTGTCCTCAACTAAACTTTTCATATTTTTTATATCGTCGATTTGGCTTTGTTTAGCTTTATCTCGTATTTTGTCTACAAGAACACCATCTAAATAAGTTTTTGGGTTAGATATAGATAATAACTCATCAACACTAACTCCTGCACCTTCTAGTCTGTTAAAGATTTCATCTTCACTTACACCATAAGTGTTTGAAGCAAACTCTAGAGCTTCTTTAAATTTTTCGATTTTTCTATCGAATAATTCTTGTTCTCTTTGTCTTTCTAATTCTTTAATACGAGCTTCTTGCTCCATAGTTTTCTTGTATAACTCTGGGTCATAGCCTTTTGCTTGTGCTTCTTTTTCATATCTAGCCAACTTAACGGCATCTTGAAATTTAGAAACATCATCATAGCCATAATCTTTAGCTAAACTTTCTAAAAAATCACTATTAGATTTATAGTCATCTCTTTCTTTTTTAAGACTTGAATTTTCAGTTCTTAATTTAGAAAAAGCATATTCTTTTTGAGTCCTAGCCTTATCAACAATATCATTTTGGGGTTTTTCTTCTTGAGTTTCCCCTGTCTCTTCTTGTGGTTTAGTCTCAACATTATTTTCTTCAGAAGTTGTTTCAACTTCTGTTTCCTCTGTATTTTCGTTATCAGCTTCTTTTTCTTCTTCAATTTCTGGCTCGTTTGCAACCTTACCAAATTGTAAATCTAAAGCAGCATCAATATCGTCAACACTACCAAAAACATCATTCTTCATAAAACTTTCCTTTCACACTAAATTGTTTATTAGGTCGTTTAGGTACGACCCGTTATATGAACTTTGAAATATAATTATTTCATCAAAAACATTATAACAAATAAAAAAGAGTTTTGCAACTCTTTATTAGACACTCTCCCCACCTAACATATTCTCTGCCATAGCTACAGCATTAGGGTCTAACCCAGCTGTTGGGTCTTGTTGATTTAAAGCATTGACATCACTTTGTGATATAGCTCCCATATTAGCTTGTTCTTGAGCTTGTTGTAATTGAGACTCAAAACCTTGTTCTAAAAGACTCATCAACTCATCCGTAGCAGGAGTATCAGTTCCCCCAGCAATTATTTCAGTGATAGCTTGAGTAACTAAGTCGTTATTAATACCTAAGTCCTGACTAGAGTATATTATATTTTTTATAACTTCTGTCTTTTCACTAGCTGATTGAGAATTTAAACTATTAAATCTTGCTATAATTTCATCTTTATTTTCTAAACTAGAATTTTTGATTATGTCAGATACAGTTACTGTCTTAATTGGAGCGTCATATTGTCTTTCAAATTGGAATAAATCCATAAGTTCTTGTTTTTGTTTATCTTTATTGTATTGTGATTTTTTATTAAGTTCTACGTGGAAATTGTATTCTAAATTTTTCATTTCGCTCTTTTTAGGCATCTTAATTTTATCAAACACATATTGTCCATATCCATTTTTTCCTGCATTATAATTTAATTCTGCATTAGGATATAATTTTATTATAAATTCAACTAATATATTAGCAATATCTTCTACATATTCTTCTATATTATTAATAGAGTTTACTTCTATAATCTTAGCTCTGTCTACAGAAATCTCTGCACCACCTGCAGTATTTGCTGCAGTACCTATATTACCTAAGAATTGGTTAGTATTACCAGAAATTTCCTTAATTTTGGCTTCAAAATCTTGTTTAATAGCTAGTATTTCGTCTTGAATTTTAGGAGGTATTACTGGTTTAATTGCATTGTCTAAATTTCCATTTACTGAATATACAACGCCTGGAGCACCATTAGCTTTTGCAACCATTTGTGGGTCAACTCCACTACCTTTTGCAACCATCATACTAGGAGCAGCATAAGCAACGGCTGTATTTGTAATAGCACTTTCTATAGCACATATTGCTTTTTGTAAAGAAAGTAATTGGTCCATAAGTGATATACCATAACAACTTTGAGCAGCTTTAGCCCATCTTATTTGAGCTATTGGAAATCTACTAATATTTATAACACTTTCTTTAACTATTATATTATTTATAAGTTTTACTTTTTTAATTTTTCCATCTTCTTTAATGTAAAAATTCCAAACTGTAAACACATCTTCTTGTTCAGTAGAGTAGTCATTATCATAATATATCTCTCCTCTTTCATTAGGGGCATAATCAGTTCCTGACATACTAAGTGCTTCTAAAACCTTATATTGTTTTATAGCATCTTTTTTATTAATTCTACCAGTGATTATCATATATTTAGCATCTTTTAAATCTCTAGCATTTGGGTCTATTAAAACACAAGAAGGTTCTATAACATCTGCACATAATGCACCAACTCTTTTACTTTTTGTACCACCATGTACTTTAGTATCATCAACATATATATGACAATATGCTTCACGAACTACAGCACATTTTTGAACGCTATGTCTTATTATTACGTCCATATTCATTCTTTCCCATTCTCTTTTATAGACACTATTTATTGGTTCTATAATATCTATATCTTCTGGAGATAAAGGAATTAAATCACCCTCATAATCATCAACTAATAGTGAAGCAATTCTATTTTCTATAGCTATAGTTGCATAAGGTGTGTTCATATTAACAATCCACGGTCTATTGCTTTTATATTTTTTCAACAAATGTTGATTTCCTTGATAGAAAGCCATAAGTTCTGCATAAGCATCAAATCTTTCAGAATTGAAATTACGAGCCTTATTAAACATTTTAGTGTATTCTTTTGCTTTTTCTAATTCTTCTGAAACTGAATAAACCAAATCTTTCTTATTTTCTTCTTTCATTATTCACCTGCTTTCTCATTTTTCTTAGTTATAAATTCTTTATCTAACTCATTACAACCATCTAAATATAAACCTGTTCCAAATTCTCCATTTTCTAAATCTTGAACTCTTTTTTCTAAAGATTGGATTGTAAGAGTTAAATCACTTTGAGTTTTAATTATAGTATCTAATTTAGCAGAAATTTCTTCTGCAATTTGATTTTCTCTCATAGTTTCCTCCTTTCTCACATGTTATAATATCCCATTCCATAGACTCCACCTTCACCATCATCTTCAAAATCAGAACTTTGTGATAGTTTAAGTCTATCTAATATTGAGTATTTAGTATTATTTTCCTTTTTATTGAAAGTACATTCCCTTAAATCATCTGGTAAAGCCATAATCATGTATCTCATAGCATCCATTAAATGGTTCTCTTTTTCAGTCGGCTCATCCTTACTGATACCATTTTTATCTTTCTTCCATAAATATTTTTGAGCTTCTGATTTAAGGTTTGTACAACTAGTAAATACTTTCAATTTCCCCTGATACATAAAATCTCTGACTCTCTCGATACCATCGAATATAGAATTATTTCCTTCTTCAAGCCATAATCCAGAAAGATTATAGAAATAGTCTCTATATGAAACTCCGTCTCTATCATTTTTATTTCTTACGGATGGGTCTGAAATTATATTTTTGTATAAGGGTAACCCAACAACCATTTCTTTTATACGCCTAGCATGGTATGTCATTGGTTTTTCAGCTACATAATATTCATCATATATGTAACAAATACCATTTTTACTATCTATAGCACCACAACATAAACAAGTTTCATCTGTCCAACCTTTATCAAATCCAAATATTCTAAGCCAATTTTTTGGTATTTCAAATGGGTCGACTAAACAATTTGCAAAATCTGGATAAACAGCACCATCTTTAACCTCTAAATAGCAATAGATATATTTTCTTATCCATTTATCATCTTTTCCGACACATAAATCTTTTATAAAATTCTCATGAAGATATTTATTATCTCTAGTAGAACTTAGAAAAGAATGATAAGAAGTTTCTGGTTTTTTGACTTTTAGCTTATCATAAGAAGATGTATCAACACTTTTACTAGCAAAAATCTTATCAGACCTTAATAAAAATTCATCTCTTATCCACAATATGTTACGAGTGTTCGTTACACACTCTCTAGGGCTTCTTTTTATTTTTATACCCTAGTTCAGACTATGTATTCAACCTTTCGGTTGCCCTCTCTTTCAAACCCACTTGGGTCTTACGCCTCTCGGCTAGTCGTTGCACGTTCCCAAAATATTGGGCTTCGCTCACTCTTGTCCTGACATCAGGAGTTTAAGTGAATTAAAAGGGTTTATAGACGGCAGGTTTGTTTACCGTCTTCTGGGTTGCTTTCTACTATTCCCATAAAATTATGTTCTATTTCTTTACCTTCTTTATCTTTTACAATTGCAGCTCTATTTCTAAGACGTGCTGTAAGTTGTGTAAATATTGAATAGTCAACTCCACTTGCTTCTATAATCCAAAAGGCAGTAAGGTTTAATGACCTTAATTTCTCTTCATCATTACTAGCATATACAACTATTTCATGTCCATTAATAAGTGTGTACTTTGGTAATGGTGTTTTAGTTTGCTTTTTGATAAACCATGTTGGAAGAAATTTTTCTAACTCTGGTAAAACAGCTTCTTTAACTTGTTGTAAAGATTGAGCAGTAATAAGTGTTCTACCATTTGCTACTGATAAAGCATGATTTGTTACCTCTGCTGCACCCATAGTAGTCTTACCAGAACCAAATCCACCGATATTAAGTCTAAACTTTGCTTTGCTCTGATGAAATTTAACTTGATGTGGAGCTGGTTTATAGTCAATAAGTGTTGCTAAACAAGTATCACACCTACCATAGAAAACACTATCATGAACTTTAATAGTTCCTCCACATAATGGACACCTGTAAACTCTATAACCTTCATCTGAAAATTCTATAAATTTTAAATCATCTATCTTCATTTATTTCAGAACTCCCATCGCCACTAAATTTTTCAGGGAAATCAACTTTCTCTGGCACTCTAATTAATACAATATTAGAATTATTAATAGATGGTCCACTTTGTTGCATAGCTTTTTGTATAGATACAGCATCTTTATCTCCTTGTGCCAAATTTTGTTCAGCAATTATACCTATTTTTTCATTTTTAAATTGTTGTAAGTATTTTCTTACTATTGGATAATTTATAAACTCCATCCATTCATCTATATTGTAATAAGGAAATCCGTCATGCAACTCTAAAGATGTTTTATATAAGTTTTTTGAGAAGTCTAGTAAAAATATCTCTGCCATAGCTAAAAAACGTAACTTTTTGTCTGGTTCAGTAGCTAATCGCTCATCTTTTTTAATACTTTTTATTAATTCACTATCATTTACGTCAGTTTTTTGTATATAATTTGAATTTACCACAACATTTATCACCACCTTATGCTTAAATTATAACAAAAATAAACAAAAAATGGAATAGACAAAGCTATTCCAATGTTTTTGGTGGTAGAAAATGCACCGTTGGTCCTAAAACCAATTCAATTATACAATATCTAGAATAAAATGTAAACAAAAAGAGACGTTCGAGACGTCTCATACTAAAAAGAAAGGAGTGTACTTAATTAAGTACAGCTTGTTTGTTAAGAATAATTACAAGAATAAATAGGAGGTCGTCTATGTGAATGAAACAGTCCAAAACTGACAATGACATTACTCTTAACACAATTATTATACCAAATCAAAAAGAAAAAAGGAATAGTTATATTCCTTTTTATAATATCATAGATGAAATTTCTTTATTGAACATGTCCATTAAGGCATTAGCAATAGTGTTGTACTTTTGTCTTTCAACTTCTGTAGCAGCACTTTCTGCTAACCAATGCCATTTTTTAGCATCACAATAAAGGTCCATGACTCTTTTAGTGTATCTTTTTAATTCCATACACTTTTCTTCAACTTTTTCGTAACTCTCCATAATTATCCTATTTTCTTAATGATTAATGACGCATTTTTAATAGCAGGTATTTGAGTAGCAGTAGCCTCAACAGTAGGGATAGAGCCTACAGTAATAGTTGTAGAACCATTTCCACAAATTCTAATTAATCTGTTTGCGCTAACATTAGAATAAGTGTTAGCAGTTGCAACAGTATAATCCATTTCAGTTCCACTTAACAACTCCCCATTAGCTTTAATTCCTAAAGCAACAACACCAACAGTAGCAGATGTTACATTTGTATTAAACATAATTTCATAGACTCCTGCTTCTGTTATTTGGTATTGAGTGCTACCAGCACTATGGTTTAACCATCCACCACAACAATTAGCTGAACGTGTACGAACTACATCTGTACTAAATGGTATATTAGCTATATTACTTGCTAAAGTTAAAGATGTATCTTGAACGCTGTTAATCATAATTTCACCCTTTCTTCCAAAGAATAATTTACCTTTCTTAATAATATCATCTGGGAGTGTAGATGTTGCATAACATCCAAGTATACATAATAAAGTTGAAAATCCAAATGATATTTCTTCTGGTAAAAGTTTATAACCAAGTTTAATAGTTAGAAATAAGAAACAATAAAATAGAATAGTCAAAAAGAAACATATATTAAGACCATTTGCATGAATTGGTTTCTCAAATTTATTCCTAACCAATAAATATATTGGTATTTCTATAACACATTGTATAAAGCCTATAAAAGAAAAGGGGAATAAGTTAAAAAGTAGTGCAATAAATAGCAGAACTACTATTACCAAATTCCCATAAGCTTTATAGGACAATTTATCTAAATCCATATAAATCACCTACTATTTTCTTTTCTTACCGAAGAATAATTTTCCTGGCATTTATCTCACCTCCTTATTTCACAAATAATAAAATAAAGATTATCGCTATTATCCAATATACATAAGATGCGATACTAAATGAGTATCTTACATAAAAATCACTATGTTCCCATTTTATTCTAAACTTTTTGTAAATAGCACTTAAATTATCTTTAAAGGCTAACAATAGTATTATCTTTATAAGTTCTGTAATCAATGCAACTATGTACTTATCTCCAAAATTAATTAAAACCAAATAAAATGGAGTTTCTATAGCTACTTTAATTAATAACATAACGGTTATTACTAACATATCGTATAAAGATGTCTTTACTTTAATAAAATATTTCAAACCAAATAGTGCTAGAACTACAAATAAGTAATAAACAAACACATTAGTAGTGTCTAAATATAGCAATAGTAAAGTTATAAAAGAAAATAAAGCAAAATATTTATAAACTTTCCCATCTCTTCTACAAAATATTAGAAATAAACTATAAAATACCACCTCTAAAACTAGAATAGTAACATATTCTATAGCAGTAGTCATAATTTCCTCCTTTCCCCTTTAACTAACCACATTATATCACTGATAACTAAAATTATCAATAGAACATAATGTACTTTTAGTAACCAACCACTTTAGTAATATAAATGTTTGATGAAGAACTAATTGATGGATAAGCGTTATGTGTCAATCTAACTTCTTCGCTATTACCAAATGTTATTGAATTTCCAGATATTGTTACTGTTGCAATTTTAAACCAAGCAGTATTGTTACCATTATTATATTGTGAAATTAATGCTACATTCTTACCATTTGGATTAAAAACTTTAACGGAATTATAGTTATTATCATTATCTCTAAAAAAGATTTCAATACTCTTATGACTAGCAGCACTAGCAGTCAACGTCAAGTTTGCGTTTGTTCCAGAGTCATTATTATATAGTACAGTAGAAGCTTGTACAATAGACCCTGAACAATTACAAGCCGTACCTGTTGGAGCAGTTAAAGAAACAATTCCTGCATGTGTAACAGTTACCAAATCACTACAATCTACAGAATAATTTGGAACACAGTAATTCACATTAGTATAAAAATACACATCATAATCTATATTACTATTAGAAATGACTATTATGTTGCAATTATCCATAGAGAAAGTTGTTCCACCTGGATGTAGTTCCCACTTACAACCAACTCTTCCACCATTTTCACCAGTCCAACCAACTTGCATTACTAAGTCTATAAAAGCATTTTGGTGTGCGTTTCCATTATTACCCTCACCTATATAAATCCTTATACTTACAAATTCTCCTTGTCTATGCAAATCAAATTTAACATTACAAAGTTTAACATAATGGTCAGTATTACCACCACCACCACCAGTACAGAACCAACTATTTTGTAAAGTTTTAGGTCTAAGAGGTTTATCAAACACATAACCACTACCAAAAATTGTCTCAAAATTAACCTTACCCGAACTAGGACCAGATATTGTTAAATCAGTATCTGCATTAACTTTTAAAGTTCTACCGACTATAGCCATATCAGACTGAAAACCTCTACTAGTGTACCCATAACCTTTCCAACCCACAGCATCCCACACTTTACTTATATTACTAGCAGTAGTGTCAAAAGTATATGAGCTACTCATAATAGGGAATACCTCGGCTGAGTCTCCTGACCCATAGGTATATGCATATTGATGTGGTGTCAAAGTGACATTACAATTAACCTCATACGTAAGTCCACCTCTTAAATACACACAATTAGCACCATACGTATTACCTGTATAAATACCATATATAGTTATCTCATTCTCATCATATTGTGCACTCTCATACACATTAATTGTTTTAGGAGTATCACTATAACCCATACTACTAATAGAAGCAGATAGTCTATTTTGATTGTAAGGGTTTGTAGTACCAAATCGTTGGCTTCTTATATCTAAAGACACAAACGCTAAAGTTGGGTCCCAGGATATTGGGTAAAAATAATCTGAACTAAAACTTGTAAGGTCTAGAGTTTGTTTAGTCTGAATATTATATGTGTTTGGGTCAAGGTTACCTCCTCCATTTATCTCTATATTACCAGACCCAAGTAAACTCTCACCATTTATTGTCTTGATATTAGTACCTGAAATTAAGTTATTTTGTTTCTCAAGTAAAGCTCTATAAAGTGCACCAGCACTAGGATATTCCAAATCTGTACTAGACTCTGACACGCTAGTAACTTTATTTGCTATATCTTCTTTACTGGATATGTCTTGTGGACCTCCTGTAAGTAGAATATCACCTTTTCTTATACTCATAATTCCTCCTTTTATTCATGATTTAAAATTAATCAGTAGTTTTTGTGTACTCTAATATTATTGTTGTTATTTGTGATGACCAGTTGTCACCAAACGATTTTATATAGACATTTGTGCTATCTATGTAATTTATAGCAACTTGTTTTGACAAGTCCTCGTATATAGCTGGTAATGGATAAGTTTTATTCCACCAAAACAATGTTGCATCTACTTTTAAAACTTGTGATAAATTGCTTATTCCATGTGGTACACTTACAGTTGCATTTGCTCCTATTTCAATAACTGGTTGAATGACTTTTCTATATAAAGGTTTACCATCTATCCAAGTACCTATTTTAGTCTCATTAGTAGAATATATATTATTTTCTCGCATGGCTTCTTCTAAATCTGAAGATGTTATGAACCCACTATCGTTTACTAGGTCACTTGTTTTGGTAGGTATGCTACTGGGGTCTGTGTCATCTGTTATGTTATAGAAAGTATTTGGGTCTTTGTTCTCTATTGCATTATACTCGCTTAATGTAAGAGTTAAGAAATGGTCCACATTCCCACTACTCTCTTTAACCCCAATGGCAGTAAGATTTGGTGACTTTATTATAGTTTCCTCATCTACAGAAGGTACACTAATCCCTAAGTCACTACTTGATTTATCACCTTCTAGGGTCACACCATTTATCTTAGGCTTATTCTCTAGGTCGTTATAGTTACTTGTTCCACTACCCCCACCACTCTCATTTGCTTGGATAGCTTGTTTTACCCTAAGTGGTGTCATTACATTAGTGTTATTAGTACCATTAACAGCCTGTGTATAATCTGCATATTTCATATAATCTCCTTTAATTATTTTACTTGGTATTTCTAGAAATATTATATCATTTTAATTTTGTCTTTACTAGAGAAATAATTATTGTTATAATTGTACTGGAGTTATAAACTCCATTTCCCCTAATACACATGTACACACACATTTATTTGTGGAACTCCTAGAAATAGGAGTTTTATTTTGGTTTAAAATAGGTTGGTTATTTGGTGTGAGATGGAGATGGTTTTAATAGGTTTTCTTTTTGATAGGTTTTTTGATATATTTAATAGATTTTTTAATAGAGAGATTTTATGTGAAGTTAATAATATCACCCCAGCCTCTACGCCTCAAATACAAATCAACTCTTTTAAGCCTCCACCCCCTTACTAATTGTTGACAATATATTAACACATTGTTGACAATATTATACATCTATTTTTTATTTAAAATTTAAAAAGTGTAAAGCAAATGTAAAGCGAACTGTCAAGTAGTGTAAAGCGAACAAAAAGCGAACAAAAAGCGAACAAAAAGCGAACATTTCCCAGTTTTTTCCATTTTCCAAAAATTTTGAAAAAATTTTTTTTTCTATTTTTTAACATATAAGAAAAAAATATCTATATGTTGACAAAAAGTTGTTTACAAACGAGTTAAAAAGTCTCCAAAACTAATTTTTTGAGAAAAGTTAAAAAGTCTTTTTAGGGAGCAAAAAAGCGAACAAATGAATAAATAAATTCTTATAATTATAACTAAAATTAATAAAACAAAAGAAAAATAAATAAAAAGAAAATAAAAAAGTTGTTGACAACATATTCTAAAAATGATATACTTAAATCACTCAACCGCGAAAGGGGTTGTATATCATGACATATAGACACAAGCGAATGCGAAAGGCGTCGTTGCGAGGTGCTGAGCCCTTTAGTGTAACATACACGGGTAAAACTGTACTGAGGTTGTTAATCTAGAGCCGACAAATGCTAGTAAATGATACACAATGAGTACATCAAATATATTTAGTAATTTGTAAATTCTAACGATTACTAGTATATTTGGTAATTGATATTTGAAAATTAGAAGCACTACTTAAAAGATAGTTGTGAGCGTATGTACACCGCCGTAGATACATAGACATGCACGGCGAGGAATAGTACTATAGGTACTATAGCAATTATTGAAATATAATTGCATAAGGTTAGCAATAGTTAGTGTGAGAGTTTTACTCGAAAGTTAAAAGCATATAAAAGCAAGTTATTAAAATTAAAAAATTATTCAAAAATAAAATAAAGGAGTGATAAGAATGGAATTAAAAGAATTTGATGAGTATTTAGTAAATACTCTAGGAATAAACGAGGAGGTGTTAAACTGTGTGACTGGTATAAATGGTTATAATGAATATACACTAAATGATATTTTATACTATTATACTGGTTATAGAGACATCAAGCAATATCTTGAAAATGAAGACAAAAACACATATAGAGAATACTATAAAGAAGAGGAGGAAGAAGAGTGGTAATAATAAGTCCAGCATTAAATTGTGTAGATTTAAGCTATAAATTACATAATAACAAGATAGTAACAATAGTCTATAAGAGTGATAAGAGATATAAGACTAAACTATTAAAGTATTTAAAAATAAATCATAATATTGATGAAGTAAATCACAAAATAAAAGACTATAAAATTACTATTAAATTGCTAGGTATAACAAATAAATATAAAAGATACGAGATTATAGATATAGATTAAGTTATTACATTAATAACTTGTTTCTATATGCTTTTAAAAAGCATAGTTTATAAGTTATTCAAAAATAAAATAAAGGAGTGATGAAAAAATGAATAATGAAACAAACAAAAAGACTTGCTACTATTGTAGTAATGAGGTACAAGAGAGCGAGGGGGTACAATGGGGTAGCTACTTTTATTGTGAGAGTTGCTTTAAGATGTTAAAATGTCGAGTTGACAGCTACCATAGTCCAGCTATTCCATTAAAATTCAAAAGTGTTACTGGCGAAGAGAATAACCAATTATTTTTTGGAATAGAGCTAGAGACAACTAAAGATGTGTGTAATAGATTTATGCAATCTAATCATACAAATACACTATATTACATTAGAAAGAATTTTAAGACTTTAGATTTAAACTTTGAGACTGACTCTTCTATAGGTGACGGGGTTGAAATTATAACACAACCTATGTCAATTGGATATATAAAAGCTCATAAAGAGGACTTTAAAAACATACTAACTTATTTAAGTGATAATGGTTATTACTCACACAATAAAGGGAAATGTGGACTACACATTCATGTATCTAAAATTGCTTTAGGTTCTAATAGTACACAAATACAAGAAACTATAGAAAAAATAATGTTATTTGTAGAAACTTATAGGAATAATATAGAGATTTTATCAAGAAGAGGTCATAACCAATTTAGTAGATATAATACATATACAATTCCATATCATAAAGAGAATACATTCGGAAGTAATACAATGTTTAAGAATGATGATTTTTATAAAAGTGGAAAATTACTTTATGAATTAAACCAAAGAGATAATATAGGTCATTCAAGTGTTGTAAATGTAAATACTGGAAATAGTACAACTAATGGGAAAACTATAGAATTTAGAATGTTTAGAGGTACTTTAAAGTATGAAACATTTATGGCGACAATAGAATTTGTTTACAACCTAGTCAATGTGTGTAGAGATAATATGGTGTCAAAGATTAGCTGGAATAAAGTAATTAATTATAGTGGCGAGTATCTAAAAAATTATGTAGATAGTTTAAACATATTAGAAGACAACTTATATTTAAGAGATAACACCAAATATATAGAGGGTGCTATAGAAAAACAAGAAGACAAAAATAAGAAGATTATAACTAATTATAAAAATAGCTTGAATGATATTACAACAGCTTTAAGCACTTTATTAAATGGTTCTATAGACTTTTCACAAGATACTAAAACAATTAAACGTATATTACAATTTAGATATACATTGTTTAATGCAATAACTAATGCTTTGGAATTTGATACAACACAAAATTCGGATACAGCTTCATTATATGATAGAATGGTAGTATTATGTGATAATAGTAGAGCTAATTGTGTTAATGGACTTAAAAAGATTAAAGAAGTATTAAGTTTATATACTAGTAGATATGGAGCTAGTAATGATGAATTAAATAGTTTATGTTCACAAACAATTGAATTAATAAATAATAAATTAAAAAATATGGAAAGAGAGGAGGAATAGTATATGTGTATTATAGTTGCAAAAAATAAAGGAGTTAACCTACCCTCAAGAGCTACATTAAGAGAGTGTTTTAAAAATAATAAAGATGGTGCTGGTTTAATGTATGTAAAGAATGATAAAGTGATTATTGATAAAGGTTTTATGACATTTGAGGACTTGAATAGAAAGATTAAAAGTCTAAAGAGAGAATTTAAAAGTGACCTAACAAATAAAGCTATAGTATTCCATTTTAGAATTGGTACTCATGGTCAAAATGATAAAGCTACAACACACCCATTTCCTATATCAAATAAATTTGAGGACTTGAGAGCTACTCATTTTGAGACCGATATAGCTATGGCTCATAATGGAATTATAAGTGCTTATAATTATGATAAAATATTAAGTGATACTCAAAGTTTTATAAAAGATTATGTTAGTATATTTAAAGAACTTAATAGAAACTTTTATAAAAATAATAGAGTTATGAACCTTATTAAAGATAAAGCAAATATAAGCTATAATAAATTATGTTTTCTAGATAATAAAGAAAATATTTATTGGTATGGCAATAAAATATTTGATAATGGTATCATTTATAGTAATAGTACGTATAAAGCACCAAAATATACACCTAGTTATTCAAGGGTTAGATATAATGATGTATGGGAGTACGCATGGAATGATTGGTATGATGACAAGTATTACGATACTAATGTTAAAGACTATACTATAGATGACTTTATAGAAAATAAAGTAAGATATGAAGTATTAGAAACTGGCGATTACTATTATACTAGAGAAAAAGTTAGTGATTTTGTCAAAAAAGAAGACTTAATAATCATAGATAATAAAGACAATCTATATAGTGTATTAAATGATAAAGTATCTTTAATAGGTACACAAACTAGAGTGTACACTAAAGATTGGAAAAGTAAAAATATAACATATAAAGGAGGTTTAGCATAATGAATAATATGGAAGAGTTAAACTACAAAAGCGAGTGTATATTCTATTTAGGAATACAAATAAGTAAAGCATTTAATTTAGAAAAAAAGTGGTTATTAATTGATGAATATTATAATAGTATCAAGTTAATTTACGAGGACTATAAAAAATATGATAATAACAAAAAAAGTTTATTAGATAGCATTAATGATTATATTGATAACAATAAACAAAAGATATTAAAACAAGTGTCAAAAGCATTTGAATTATAATTGAGAAAGAAAAGATATAAATAAAAATAAGGAGAGTGGTTTATAATGTTAGAAAATATATTACATAAATATTTTGGTTTAAGTGAGGATTGGAACGATATTTATGAAAAAGAAGAAGAAAATTGGAATAATGCTTATAATAAATTAATAGATTTACTATACGATTTGAAAGAACTAGGAGTATTAGATAATGCTAATAGTGTAATTGATGAACTAGATGAAATAGATAGTGAAAGTGAGGAATAATAATGAAAAATATTTATGATAATGGTGCATTAATGTTAGGTAATGTGCAAGATTTAATAATGGAAATAGAAAAAGAATTAAAAAATGGTGCAGATATGTTTTATATTGATATGGAAGAATTAATAAAAGATTTAAAAGAATTAAGAGATATAGACTGTGAAATGGTTGTATGTATAAACTATGATAATGGTATGAGTTATTCAATAGACTATTGGAGTAGTAATGATATAATAAATAAAGAAAGTGAGGAAGGATAATGGATAAAGAAAATTTTTATAACGACCAAACATTTTTATACATATTAGATTTAGCACAAAGTTTAAGTATAGAAGATTTAGAAGGACTAATTAATAATTTACAAATTTTAATTGAAAATAAAAAAGAAGAAAGTGAGGAAAAATAAAATGTTAAATAAAGTAATAATAGTAGGTAGGTTAGTATTAAGACCTATTGTAGAATATAATCAAAGTGGAAGAAAAATAAGTGAGATAACACTAGCAGTACCTAGAAGTTTTAAAAATAGTGAGGGTATTTATGATACAGACTTTATTAAATGTACTTTATGGAATGGTATTGCTGAGAATACAGCAGAATATTGTGAAAGAGGAGATTTAATTGAAGTTAAAGGTAGATTACAATGTTTATGTGGCAGTGAACTTCAAGTAGTGGCTGAAAAAGTTACATTCTTATCAAATAAAAAAGTAGAAAATGAATAAATAAAGGGGAAAGGAAATGTCAAAATGAAATACTATAAACAAATAGAAAACATTTTAATGACAACTGGTTATATAAAACAAGCCGATAGACAAAAAATACTTAAACATATAGATATAGCACGTCGTGGAAATAAACAATTAAGAGATACTAATAAATTATTAAAACGAGAAAATAAAGAATTACTAAATAGACTAAACAAAATTATAGGAAAGTAAAGGTGGTTTTATGTGTGAAAGAGTTTATATAGTCTTTGAGAATGACGGAAAGAGTGAAAATATAATAGCAGTATATACTTTTAAATATTACGCTCAAAGATGTGTTAAAAACGCTAAAGCTAGAGAAAAGAGATTTTGTAAAAAATATAAAGATAGAGTAGAACATACTTTTTATATGAAAGATTTTAAAGTAGAGGAGGAATAAAGATGTTTATTACAAAAAACGATTTAGAATTGATAAACAAAATAATAAATTATTTAGAAAGTGATGATAGCGATGAAGCTACATATATAAAAGATGAACTAACCAGTTTAGTAGAAAGATTGGAAATTAAAACTATTGTTAAAAATAGTTACAATCTAAATAGAAACAAAACATTAAGACAAAATAAAAAAGTGCAAGATAGTAAAAACATTATGTTATAATCTATATAAGAGGTGTACTATGTATGTTATTTATGAAAAAAATTATATTGACAGACCCACAGGGTTAATACCAAATGAAACTAATATTGGGGATAGTGATAGTGTAAATGGTATTATAAAAATATTAAAATTTAAGAGGAACATTAATATTTCAAAGAGAACTATCTATAGAGCTATTAAAAATAATAGTTCTATAGAAGATAGATACTATATTTATAAAATAAAAATTAAAGATTAGGAGGTATTATGAGGCTTAAAAACATAAAATTAAGAGATTATCAAAAAGCAATATTAGATAGTCTTAAATATGTACCAGCAATAGGACTTTTCATTAAAACTGGTGGTGGAAAAACTATTACAAGTTTAGCTAGAGTTATGCAAAATAAAACTAATCACTTATTAGTTATTTGTCCACAAAAAGTAATATCTCAATGGTGGGAAGTATTAGATAAACACACGGAGTTCAAGACATTAAAGTATAATTTAAAAGATAGTGTAGAACATAAGAATAATAGTATAAGTGATTATCTATCAGATGACTCTAACCCACATAAATGTATAGTTGTTAATTTTGAGATTATTTCAAAATTAGATTTAAACTGGGCGATTAATGAAGACTGGACTATCATTATTGATGAGTCTCAAAAAATTAAAAACATAGGGTCTGTTAGAAACCCAGTCAAGGCAACTAGAAAGTGTTTAGAATTAGGAGAACTTACTCCTTATAAGATAATATTATCAGCTACTCCTACTGAAAAGGAAAATGGAGGCTATATTGATTTTTATTCTCAATTAAAATTTCTAGGTTATATAGATTACAATGAAACTTATTTTAGAAATTATTTTTGTATAGAAAATAAAATGCAACTACCTGGTATGCCATTTCCAATAAAAAAGATAGTTGGATATAGAATGGATAGAATTGAAAAAGATTTAAAACCAATATTAAATGCAACTTGTAAATATTATGCTCCAAAATATGGCGATTATGAACCACAAATGATAGAAGTTGGAATATCGAAATGTGGTAGTTATCCTAGACTTTTAAAGCATAGGACTTATAGAAAAATATTAGTAGATAATGTTAATGCTATGCGTATAGCAAAGAAAACATTGACTGGTGGTATTATAACTGGAACTGATGAATATGGAATTAGGTATGTTTATGATGATAACAATGAAAAAGCTGATTGGTTAGAAGAGTTTCTATCTAATACTGATGAACCAGTTAGTGTTCTTTATAGTTATAATGTAGAAAAAGAAAAGATTACTGATGTATGTAAAAAACTTAATAAGAAATATATATTTATAAATGGAGATATAATAGACAAACCAGCTGAACTTAAAAAAGATTTTGATGTTATTATAGGTCAATACCAAGCATTTAGTGAAAGTTTAGATGGTTTACAATATAAATGTCATCTAATGGTTTTTTATTCTATGCCAGATAGTAGTTTATTATATAAACAAAGTCTAGGTAGAATTGATAGAATAGGTCAAACTAGAGTGCCTACATATTATCACTTAATAATGAAAGGAACTATAGATGAGTCCATTTATAATATGCTTAAAAATAAAATAAGATTTAGTGAAAGAGAACTTAATAATTTAAGCGTGTAAAGGAGGTGTATAGAATTGGTAGTAAAAGATAATAGTCTAAAAAAGGAAACAAATTTTGTGAGTGTAGAGTCACCACAAAATGTGGAGTTTGATATTGAAACTAATAATAAGTTTGAGACCGAAAAAGACAAACAAATAAGAGAGTTGCAGCGTAATATGGCGACTTTACAAGCAATTAATGAGCAGTTAAGTAAACAATTAACTATGTATGAAAAATTAATTTCAAGATTATAAAAAGTGACATATAATAAAAAGTGTATGTTATAATGAATTTAAGGAGGAAAAATTAAAATGAAAGATGAAGTAAAAGAAAATTTTAAAACAATAATTAATAATAGTAGAAAGGCTATAATTGTAGGTAGTGATGCAGGTGTTGGAATTTATGGCGACAGAGTAAGTGTTAAAGCTACAGTATGTTCGTTATTTGAAAATTTAGGTCAAGCTGCTAGATTTTCAAAGAAAGATTTTGAAGATTTATTAAATATAGTTTTTAATGACAATGGTAAAGTTAAATCATCTAAAGAACTAAAAAAAGAAGCACTTTCAGCATTAAGCGATATGTTAAAAGAATTAGGAGACTAATATGTCAGAAGAGAATATTAAAAGAACTTGGTTAACACAGTTCACAGATAATTACGAGGGAAAAAGTAAAGAAGCAAAAGAGGTTGCTGAATTTATAAAAGAAAACTATAAAGGAAATAGTTATATTCCGTGGGCGACTATGGAAAGACTTACTTATATGCAAGACCCTAATGCAGTATTTGAGACTTTAACATCTCCAAATGGAGGTATGGTATTTAGTGATATTATGTCTAATGAAAATGAAGTTGTAGCAAAAGGGGAAATTGTTAGTAAAACTTTTGCAACTATGATGTCTCATTTTGTTAAAGTTAAATTAACATTTATGGGTAAAGAATTTGTAGAGGAATATCCAATTCAAGACCAAGATTATAGTGCTCTAAAAGTATATAATCAAAATGCTGTAAATAAAGCATTAAAAAGAGCATTAGCAAAGGTTGCTAGTCGTGCTACTGGTATAGGACTAAAACTTTATGAAAATAAAGATTTACAATTTGATAATTCAGAAGAAGACAAAAAGCCTGAAATTAAAAAGACAACTAAGACTACAAAAACAACTACAACATCAAGTAGTGTGGCTAAAAAAGTTGAGGTTAAAGAGGAACAAAATTCTGTAGATACTACTTGTCCACCTGGAACAAGTGTTGAACAAGTTTCAGAACAAGTTGCAGTTGTTAGTGAAAATGTAAAACAAGACGCACCAGTGCAAGAAGTTGTAACTCAAGACGCAAAAACAGAGGAAAATGCGTCTAAATATTCTAAAGAAGTTGTAGAATTATGTGATTTAATTAAAAATGTTGATAGAGATAGTATGACAAGAGTTTTACAAAGCTTAAATGTGGCTATTCTTAAACAACATGGTTTTGTATTAAATCCAGATGATGAATTTAATGAATTATGTGATAAAATTTCACATTTTAAAGATGTGACTATTTTTACAAAAGCAATTAAAAATATGTTAGGTTAGGAGATTTTATGAAATTTAATAAAAAATTTAAGAAATTTTATGAGGTTGGTAGCAATAAATACTACATATTTTCTTTTGATAGGGAATTGTATTTAGGTACTGAAAGCGAATTTTGTGTACGCCGTAAAATTTTCAAAACACCTAAATATTTAACTCAAAATTTCAAGATGTTACAACTTACAACTCCTATATTGATGTTGTTTACTAATATTTTAGATATGGCAGTAGATAAAGTAGATAAAGATTTTCCAGATATGACCACATACAAGAAATTAGATAATCTAGCTTTAAGAAAAGATATTGAAAATATTTATAAACAATCATTAGATAATGAAATAGAAAATTGTAAGAAAGACTTTGATAACTGGATAAATGATATTATAGAAGATGAGTCTAAAACTGATGAAGAAATAAATAAAATAATAGAAACTAATAAAAAAAGACTAGATGATATAATATATAATATTAAAACTCATAATGTTCTAAATACTTTAAAATTTAAAGTACCTAGAAATACAAATGAAAACCCTGTAGTTAGAAAAATGATTGATACAAATTTAGAGTTTTTATACACTCAAAAAATAGGTAGTAATTTAGAAATAACATATTTGTATGACCTAGATTGTTTTGGAACTCTAACTATATATAAAATACAAAATGTAAAGAAAACTTTAAAATCTGTTGAAACATTTATTTATAATAAAGAAATAATAGAAGAGTTAATAGCTTATATCGAAAATAACAAATTATAAGGAGGAATTATTATGGTAAATACTGGTTTGGATACTAAAAGAACGGCTAGAGCTGGTGGGCAAATGAATTTTGACCCAATTCCAGAGGCTGAATATACTTTAAGGGTTAAAGAAATTGAACCCTGGAAAGAAAGTGTAAAAACTATAGCTGTTATAGTTAGAGATGAAAATGGAAACGTATTAAAAGATGAAAAAGGTAAGAACATTACTGAAAATGTAGAAAATTGTGTTTTCTATAATTGTAATGTTAAATTCGAGGTAGTTGGTGGAGAATATGATGGTAGGGTTATTTTTCATAATTTAACCACACACCCAAATATGAATTGGAGTATTGATAACTTTTTGTACGCTGTAGGTATTGATGAGTTGGCAGCTAGTCAAATTCAAAGTGTATGTTTGAATAGAATGTGTAAAGGGGTAGTAACTATTGATAGTTATAAAAAAATTCAACAAAATAAAGAAACTGGAATTGACGAAGAAGTAGAAAAGAAAGTAAATAGAATTAAATCTTTAAAAAAATTAGATACCCAAAATAATAATACAAATACTAATTTAACAAGTGTTGATTTAGGTATTTAATGGAATTTTTCAAAAAGTATTTTGATGAGGTTGAAGATTGGTCTAATGAGGAGGTGATGTAGGAATGGAATATTTTAAAAAATATTTTAGCGAAGTAGAAAATTGGAATAGTGAAGAAGTTAAAGTGCTTTGCCCATTCCATTCCCTCTGATAACCACCCATCAGCCTCTATAAATACTAAAAAAGACCTTTTTCACTGTTGGGTTTGTAATATAGGATTTAATGAAACTCAATTTATATCTAAAGTTAATAATATTTCTAGTATAGAGGCTAATAAATTATTAAATACTTATAACATAAAAGACAATTGGCAGTTAGAAAAAGGTTATTTATGGTCTAATCAAGATTTTTTATTAAAAGTTAAGTCCTTAGGTATTAGTGAAGACATAATAGAAGAATTAAAACTAGGAATGATAAAAGATTTTGATAAGGTTTATTTAGGTATTCCAGTATATTATAATAATATTTTGGTAGATGTAAGAAAATACAATATAATGAAATATAATGGACAACCTAAAATGATGTCTAAGGAAAATGCAAAAACTGGTTGGGTAATTCCTTATGACAAATTTTTAAATAGTAATAATACTTGTTACTTTTTTGAGGGTGAAAAAGACATGATGATGGCTAGAGAACTGGGTCTTAATGCCTATACACTTACTGGTGGAGCTTCTGCTGTACCTAATAAGTATGTCATCAATGCCTTTAAAGATAAAGATATAATTATATGTTATGATAATGACGACGCAGGTCGTAATGGAATGTTAAATGTTTATAAAGAAATAAAAGATATAGTAAAAAGTATTAAATATATAAAGATAAGTGATGTTGTTAAGGAGGTAAAAGAAGATTTTTATGATTATATAACTAAATATAATGGTAATATATTCGAGTTTTATACTCTGGAGCAACATCATTTTCATTTAGAAGAAAAAGATAATTTAAAGTTAGTAAAAGTTAAAGAAGCATTAAAAAATAGCGAGTTAAAGAAGGATTTAAAAAGTTTAGTTACAGTTACTGGAGATTATTCAGACCCTTATTCCGTACCTACTATTGTAGAATGTGTAAAAAAGTACGAAAACGGAACTAAAAACGATACTATGTTTGAGGGTGAAATAAGAACTTGGTATTTAGAAAAAGAAAATATCCAAGATATGTTGGAACTTATAGAGGTAAATGCTAAAAACATAGATGTAAACTCTAAAATTAAAAGTTATTTAAAAATACCTAGTAAAGAACAAGGTATAGATGTTATATGTAAAGAACCTAAAACTGTGTTCAAATGTATAATATCAGATAAAGAAAACGATGGTGCTAACATTAATTTGGATATTTATAGCTTTGAGAAATTAAATGTAGGTAGCCAATATCTTATAGAGTATAAAATATACCCACATCCTACTAAAAACCAAAAGCTAATAGCTGTAGCATTTAATGTAAAATTAGTAAATGATGTTAATGATTATAAAATAGATAAAGATAAATTAAGAGTATTTAAAAGTGATGGTAATATTAAAGAGAGATTAAATAAATTATATGAAAGTGCTAAACATCATATAGCTAAACATTTGAATTATGATATATGGTTAATGACTGATTTAGTATTTAATAGTATATTAGATTTTAACTATGGTGAACCAATAAAAGGTGCTTTAGATGTATTCTTACTAGGAGACACTCGCACTGGAAAGAGTGAATGCACAAGTAAGATGACTGAACTTTATAATTTTGGACATTTCTTGTCTTTGAAAACAAGTACAACTGTTGGGCTTATTGGTGGTTCTAATAAAATAGATGGTACATTTTGTAACACTATAGGAGCTATACCTAGACAACATAAGAGACTTGTAGTATTAGAGGAGTTTAGTGGAGCTAGACCAGATTTTATAAGAACTATGACCGATATAAGGTCTAGTGATGAAATTAGAATAGCTAGAGTTAGTGGAGAACTTATAGTACCATGTAAGCTTAGAATGATTACTATATCTAACCCTATGAATGATGAAAATGGTAGTCCTAGATTTCTTGAAACATTCCCAAATGGTGTAATACCATTAATGGAACTTGTTAAAAGTGCAGAAGATGTTGCTAGATATGATGGATTTTTACTTATTCCAAAAGTAGAAAATAGATTTAATCCATTTGCGTATAAATTAAATGGTGAAGCTATACTTAAAGAGTGTTATGAGGAAAAATCTAAATGGGTAATTACTAGAGGAATTGATAATGTAAAATTTGCTGATGGTGTTGAAAGTTATATATGGGAAAAAGCAGAAGAACTAAATAAATTATTTGAATGTAATTTTCCTTTATTTGGAACTACAACTAGTAAAAAATTAGCAAAATTTTGTGTAGCTTTAGCTAGTCTAGTTATGAATGTTGATGAAAGCTTTGAAAATATAATAGTAACAAAAGAAATAGTAGATTTTATGAAAGATTATTTGATAAAGATTTATAGTAGTCCAATTTTTAAACTAAATGATTATGCTTTAGAATATAGAGAATATAACGAATGTAATGATGAAGATGTTAAAATTCTACAGGAATTGTATGCTAATAATTCTACATTAATTGATTTTATAAGCACTCAAAGTCGAACTACTAGACCTATATTGTCTAGTATAAGTGGGGTTGAAAGTAATAAATTCCCTGCTATTTTTAACAAAATAGTTGCTTGTAAATTCTTAAAATTAAGAGGAGATGTTGTTTATCCTACAAATAAGTTTAGAAAAACTTATAATAGAATAGATAAAAGTTTTAAAACTGATTTAGGGAACAAAGTAACCAATTCTAAAGGAGTAGAGTTTATAAATGATTTATAGAAGGGAGTGTGTATTCCATGCCTGTAACTATAACAGAGGAATTATTAAGGAAATACAGAGACCACCCAAGAATTATGGAAATAAGATTTTCAGTATTCTTTGAGTGTCTTGCTAGAGAATTTGGATATGATAAAGGTATGCAAATGTTTGAAAAAATATGTAGTGGAGATAATAGAGACTCATTTACAGCACAAAGACTTATAAGTCAAAGATTTAGTATAATGAGACATAAAAAAATTAATAGAGTTAAGTGGAGACAAAGTGTGTTATTTATGGCTCTTTGTTACAACCAATCATTGTCTAAGGTATGTAAGTATTTGTTGAATTGTTCAAACTCAATATTATATAGAATAGACGGTCAATATAGCCCCACTACATTTGTAACTCAAGAATGGCTAGACAGTTTAGATGATGAAATAGTTATTGCTGAAAACCCATACATTAGAGAACAATTAAGAGGTATGATAATAACATTTGATGGGTTAGCAACAGCACTTATAGGTTTTAATTCTACACCAATGTAAAAGGAGGAATATTATGTATTTACATCAAAAATTAAAATACAGATACAAGCATTTAGATAATGACATTCAATTAACACAAGAACTAAATAGTATTAATTATAAAATAAATTATATAGGTTGGGATACTGAAACAACTGGTTTAAATATTATAATTGATAAGCCATTTTTAATGTCATTTGGTTGGTCTACTATTGATGGGTATAATTGTGTATTTACAATAGAATACACTCCAAAAGTTGGTAATATATTATTTGATTATTGTTCTAAACATGATATACCACTTTTCGCTCACAATGCTAAATTTGATTATCACATGGTAGAAAATGGAGGCAGTCCTATTTCAGAAAATATTAAGTTATATGATAGTATAACAGTTGCAAGATTGACAGAAAATGCTGACGAGAGAGAAAGTATGAGTTTAGAAAATCTAGGAATTAAATATGTTGATGATGAAGCTAAATTTGCTGGGCATGTTATTAAAGATATTATACATAAAATAGACAAAGAAAGAAGAGACATTTTAAAAAAAGGTATTGTTGAGAAATTCCCAAATGACGATTTTAGTACAATTACTAAAGATGGTAAGATAAGATATACTGGTAAACTTACAAAATTATTGGAAAACTATGATAAAACTAGAACCAAATGGGTAAATGATGACAACCCTTATTTCCAATATATAGATGAAAATTTTAAAAGAGCTACTTATAAGGACGTGTATGATAGAGAGCCTAATCTAATGAAAAACTATGCTGCTGATGATATAGTTATAATGCTAGAATACTTAAAAAAGGCTCTACCAGTCTTAAAAGAGGTCGATAAAGATTTTAGAGTGTTAAAAAGAGAAGGTCAACTTATTAAAGCTGTAGCATATATGGAAAATACTGGATTTAAAGTTGATATAGATTATGTGCTTGAAAGTAGAAAAAAGATTGTTGATTATAGAAACTTATTATACAGTGAATTAATGATTTATACTGGTAAAGAATTTACAGTTGGACAACATGATTTTATAAAAAAATTGTTTTTAAATAAATATAAAGTAAAAACCGAGAAAGCTGATGAAAAAGCACTTAAATATATTAAAGAAAATACTAACGATGAAATATTAAAATGTGTGTGTTCTAATATATTAGAACTTAGAACACTGGATAAATGGTTATCCACTTATGTCGATGGAAAGTTAAATTCAATTATTAATGGTAGAATTTATACTGATATTAATAATAATGGGGCTGTTAGTGGTAGAGTTAGTTGTGATATGCAACAACAACCTAAAGAGGGTTTGAATGATAGAGATGGTAATGAATTATTTCACCCTAGAAGAATGTTTGTTTGTGATAATGGCTACAAGTTGTTCTTCATCGATAGACAATAATTGTCGATGTAAAACTCTGTGAATTGCTGGAAACTCCTAAAGACTTTGATACCAAAGAGTGAAAATTCAAAGTATGTAACAATGGACAATCAGCAGCCGAGCCTAGAAATAGGAAGGTTCAACGACTATCGAAAGGGTAATTACTGAGTAGAGTAGAGTTCAAGTGAACTCGAAGTGCAGAGATATTTGACACTTAGTTCCATTTGTGTTATTGTATTAATGGTGATATGAATGGAAGAATTTATAAAAGAGAATTTCAATAATATGAGTAAAAAGGAAATTGCTAATAAACTAAATATAAGTTATAACAAATTAGATTGGATAATTAGAAAATTAAATTTAAGACATTATAAGTCAACAAAGTATAGTGAACAAGAAATCGAATTTATAAAAACTAATTACCCAAAATATGGTTCTAAATATTGTGCAGACAAACTAAATAGAAGTGAGAATGCAATTAATAAAAAGATTAAAAAATTAGGACTAAAAATTAATTGGAAACATACTTATATAAATGGTAATGGTTATTTAGTCAATTGTGAAGATAGAAAACACAGATACTTAGTACATAGAAGGTTAATAGAAGATAAAATAGGTAGAAAACTTAAAAATAATGAAGTTGTACATCATATAGATGGTGACAAACTTAACAATGATATAAATAACCTTAAATTAATGACTAGAAAAGAACATATTGAAATTCATAGAAAAGATTTAGAAAGTGGAAAATATAAGATATAGTCTGAACTTATGTGAAAGCATAAGAGAGTTAATGGAAACGATTAACTCGTAACAATATTGGAAAGTCAAATGGAACTTAGAGTACAAGCATATTACACAGTTTTACACAGTTCTGAACCTGATATGGGTTTGTGTAGAGCCTATATGCCTTACAAGTGTTATAATGAGGTATCTACAGTTTTTGATTATAATAATCCAGAGCATTTAAAACATTTTAATGAGAAAAAATGGTATGAATGTGGCACTGGTAAAGAGTGGGAGCCCACTGATTTACATAGTGAAACTACTAAACACGCATTTCCAGATGTCGACCCTAGTAGTCCAGAATTTAAAAAACTTAGAAAACTAGGAAAGAGATGTAATTTCCTTAAAGTTTATCAAGGTGGTGTACAAGCACTAAAAGAAAGTCTTGATGTTAGCGAAGATGTGGCTATGGCTCTAGATACAGCCTTTTATAAAGCATTTCCTAGAATTAAAGATTATCAAAATTGGGTAACTAGTCAATTAAGCACTTATGGTTTTGTAGAAAATCTTTATGGTAGAAGATATTATATGGAAGATAGTAGACAATTCTATAAAGGTTGCAACTATTTAATTCAAGGTACTTGTGCAGATATGGTAAAAACATTTGAAATTAATTTGTATGAGTTTATAAAGAAAAATAACTTAAAAACTAAAATGATTATGCCTATACACGATAGACAAAATTGTCGTGTCTAAAATGCTTTGTATGCTGGAAACCCCTAAAGACAAGAAACTACAACAAAACTCGTAATGAGTAAGTGTGATAGTTCTAAAAACTTCTTGTATGTCGTGAATAATTATAGTAAAATTATTTATGTAAATGGGCAATCAGCAGGGAGGTGTTTGCAATGTTAGAACAGTTATTATATAGTGGTAAATTAGGTGATGGTTGTTTAGTAAAACAATCCAAAACATCTAATGCTACAATAACTTTCAATACTATTTGTATTGATTATTTAATACATAAAAAATGTATATTAGAACAAAATAATATAACTACTTCTCATATAACTTATGGATTGAGTGGTTATAAAAAAGGAGGAAAAATACCAAGATTTAGTTCAAGGGTAGATGAAAGAATAACAAGAGTTTATGATATGACAAAATTAGAATGTATAAAAAGCCTAGACAAACAGGGTTTAATATATTTATTCTTAGATGATGGGTCATTACATAAAACTAAGTTGTTTGGAAATATATACTGTAATAGTTTTAATGATGAAGAAGTTAAAGCACTAATTGACAAAATATTTGAACTATATCCAGGTGTTAGATGTTCAAAACTTATAGATAGAAAGAAAGATGGTAGGGAATATCCTTATGTGTCTATAAAGAAGGCAACAATGTTTGATTTTTTAAAAGATATACAAGATTTTGTAATTAAATATGATATACAAGATATGTTTTACAAAGCAAACATACCCTCAACGACTATCTCGTAAGAGAGTACACCCAAGTGGGTGGAAATAAGCATTACTTTGAAAAGTAAAGATATAGTCTAATCTATATGGAAACATATAGCAGTTCATAAGAGAACGGGTAAGGCTTAACGAACCTTATTGAATATAAATGGAAATTATCTTCTCAGTACCTTATGATGAAGAAAAGTATGTAAAAGACTTTAAAAATATTATGGAAAATACATTAGATGTTATAAAAAATATTCCAATGGTGGCTAGTGTTGATATGAGCGAAACTAATTGGAGAGATAAAAAGGAGTATGAGTTTAGTGAAAATAATTAAAAGGAGAACAAAAACTCCACCAAATAAAAAAGTATATGTTACAAAATGCAAAATTTGTGGTTGTAAATTTACATATATGGAAAACGATATTAAATATATACAAAATGATTGTCTTGGGTCTTATAAAGAATTAAAATGCCCACAATGTCATTATTATATTGACGTTCCATTTATAAAAAGAGTATATAAGAAATAAGAGTTTATTTTATAGGAGGTTAAAATGGATAATAAAGAAAAACAAGAATTTGAAAAGTGTATGAAGCAAATAAAAAGATTATTAATAGAAGAAAAATTAATAAAACAGAAACTAGAAAAAATACAGAAAGCAAAGTTAAATTGTGTAAGAACTTTATTAGATGACAGTTATTGTGAAGAAATCTTAAATGAGGTGTCAGAATGAAACCATTAAGTTTAGAAGAAATAATATTAAAAGAAGAAATGAAAGAAAGATGCCTTGCTAAAGGACTATACGTTGATGAGAATGCTAAAGCAAAGTTTGAAATGCTATGCCATTTAGAAGATTTTGAAGCTCAATGCTGTGAATTAAATGAAGAAAATAAACAATTACGAAAAACTATAACCGCTAATGAAAAATGTAGACGAAAAATGCAACAATCACTAATGAGTAATATTGAAAAACAAAAAGAAGTTATTGATAAGTTAGAATTAGAGAATAAAGTTTTAAAAGAACAAATGGTTGCAATGGTTAAACCAAATTATACTTATGGTGTTAGATAGAGGTGCCAGAATGAAGTGTGAAATATGTGGAAAAGAAATATTAAGAGATAGTCAATGTATAAATTATAAATATTATCATAATGACTGTATAGAAAATTTACAGCAAGAAAATAAACAATTAAAGGATAATTGGAATAAGTTAAGAAAATTTATACAAGAAACTAAATTAAAGGAATTTGAAAAATCATATGGTAAAAGATATGGCAAAACATTTACTCAAGCAGAAATAATTGTATGTAATATGATTTTAGATAAAATGAAAGGATTACAAGGAAGTGATAGTAGTGGACAATGACACACTTGGAGATTACTGGAAAGATGTTAGTCCAATTTTAAAAGAAAAAGCAAGAGAAAAAAGAGAAAATTGTTTTAATGATAGATTGGAATATGCTAAAAAACAATTTGAGGAAAATAATATTCCTTATAAATTATGTAATGAAACTATAGGACATTTTAATTTATTAGATAGCAAAGGAAAAGTATTAATGAGTTTTTGGAGTTATACTGGTAAGCTTTATATTCCTAGTACAGGATTTAGTGATAATGTAGGTATTAGAAATTGCATAAGAAAATATAAGAAAATAGTATCAGATTATGAAACTACTATGTTTGAAAAAGAACAATTAAATAGTTTAGTAAATAGTTGCCAAGAAGAAATAAGACAATTAAAGAAACAACTTGATGAGTATAAAAAACAACTAAAACCTAATTATTATGTAAAGGGTTTAGAGGAAACTCTTAAAGAATATCAGCAAGAAATGAAAAAGGTCGCAAATCAACAAAAAGAGTTTATAAAATATTTAGAAGATGAAAAAGATAGATTAGCAAGGGTATGCAATAATATTTGCGAAGATAAATTTGATGAAGCAGATGACATTTTACAAAAATACAAAAGTACAATAGGAGTATCAGATGAAAATAAAACCACACTTTGAATTTAACAAATATAATTTCGGTTTTGGAATTGTATTTAGAAGAGAAAATGAAAGTAAGAAATATATTAGAAAATATAAAACAATAAATTATATATTTGGAATTGTATTTTTATGGTTCAGTTTTGGATTTGAAATAGAAATAATAGGAGGTATCAGATGAAAATACTATCAAATAAAAGATATAAAGAATTACTCGATTATGAAAGTAAATATCGTTTACTTTATGTACAATTATCAAAGGAAATAGATATATGGAATAAAAAGTATAATGATATGTTCGACAAAAACAAACATTTAGATGAAGTCAATTGCAAATTAAGAAGAAAAATTGGACAACTAGAGGATAATTGGATTAAGTTAAGAAAATGGATTGTTTATAACAAGCATAATGAAAATACTGAACAACATTATTTAGTAGTTGATTATGGAACGTTATTAGGCAAAATGCGAGAACTAAAACAAGGAAGTGACAAGTAAATGATAGAAATAATAGGAGTATCAGATGAAGAAAGTAATAATATACCTTCCTAAAGGTAATGTAGAATATATAACAGAAGACGATTTTGGTGCAATAGCACTATATGTATATAGTAATTATCCAGAAAATTTAGGTTTTAAAATTGTAAATGAAGAATTAACAAAGAAATTAAAAATATAATTATTTGAATTTGCAACTTATTATTATATAATTATATTGTAGGATAATATTCCTAACTATATGGAGGATATAATGAGTAGTAAAGTTGCAAGGTTAAGACAAGAAATGATACAAGTTTATGGGCTTAAATGTTGGTTAGTTGAAACATGGTTTCCGAAAAAAGGTGATTTCATGACCTATCATCATATTTTAGAAAGAAGAAATGGTGGGTTAGTCACCTGGGAAAATGGAGCATTACTTGGTTGTAGTAGTCATAACTACTTAAATATATTAGATTATAACTATCATAATATTTATGAAGAACTAAATGGGCTGTTTCATGAGTTAAATAAAACTTATGCACCACCAACAGAAAGCTACTATGATGAGGTTCAAAGAGTTCTTAGAAAGGTTGATTATGCTAGAAAGTAAAATTCAAAGAGATATAATACATTATTTAAAAAGCAAAAGAGCCTATTATTTTAGATTTCAAGCACAAAGTAATCTAAATGGTATACCAGATATTTTATGTCTATATAAAGGCTTATTTTTAGGTCTAGAATTGAAGACAGACAAAGGTGCACCTACAGACCTACAACTTAGAAAACTAAAAGCTATAAATGATAATAATGGAATAGGTCTAATAATAAGAAGTGTAGATGAACTCGATGGGTTGATTACACTAATAGATAAGTATGAAAAAGATTTATATGGAAACATATTATCAAAAGATATAGTTAGTGAATGGAGAAAATTATATGAAAAGAAGTAAGAAATATGCTAAATTAAAAAATAAGAATATTAGTGAAGGGTATCTAGAGAATTTACAAAACCAGTGTTATCGTTTGATAGACATAATAATGAAAAAGTGTGATATAAATAAAAAAGATTTGTATTTAGCATTAGCTATAAGACTTAGAATACCTATGGATAAATGTAATATAAAAGATTTTAATGAGGTATTATGCCAAAAAGCTCTAAAAGAATTAAATTATATGATAGATTTGTAATAAAAAGTGCCATCTAGTAATATGTATATGTTATAATATAAGTGTCAAAAGAAATTTTGATGCCTGTTAAATCAGGGTGTATGTATTAGAAGAAATAGAATTGCCAGTTTTTCCATTTATTTCTGGTTGCTCCGTTGAAACATTCTATTTCTTCAAAATTTATTAGGAGGTACAGAAACAATGATAAGAGAAAGGTATAACATCATTGCCAGTTCGCTATCAAGTTATATGGGTTGTGGTTTCAATACTATAGAGGAACAACTTGATATAGATTTAGGTATAATAGCTAAAGAGGTAGATGAAGATACACAAAGAAGAATGGACTTAGGAAATGCTATGGAAGATGGTTGTCTTAACTATTTTGAAAAAGCATTAAATATTGTAATAGATGAAAGAAATACAGAATATAAATATGCTGTAAATGGTTTACTTAAATGTAAGAGAGATGGTAGAACATTCATAGATGGGGTAGAAACTGGAGTTGAAAATAAATATTCAAATAGTAAATCTGAATGCTTTACAAACTCATTTGGTTATGAATTACAATGTCAAGGATATATGATGGCTTGGGGATTAGACCAATGGTTACTTTGTGGTATGCACAGAGGAGAACCTAAATATAAAATAATAAAAGCTAATAAAGAGCTACAAGCAGATATTGAACAAGTTGTAGTTGCTGTAGTTGGTATCCTAACTGGTGTAGTTCCTAGAGAATGTTATCCTTATGATATTGTAGAAAAATATAGTAATGTGAAACAACTTAAAGCATTAAATGATGGTGAAATTGAAGACTATGATAAAGAATTATTACATAGAATTGGTGAACTAACAAATGAGAAAAAATATATAGAAAAAGAACTTAATGAATTGTCTGATTATGCAAAATCTCACTATTCTGATAGTACATATCAAGATGAAGATTATAAATATACAATATCTACATATATTAGAAAAGGAGATATAGATAAAGATAGATTATCTATAGAACATCCTGATATTGATATAGAAAGTTATCGTAAACCTAGTACAAGTTCAAGCATACTAAGGGTTACTAATAGAAAATAGCTATCTTATAGGTAGCATAGAGTATATAGTTAGTTGTCATAATTGATAACAAGTCCTAGGCAATTATATATTCTATGGTGTCTATAAGGCACCAAAACTACTACTATCTAACTAACTTTAGACACTGTCTTAATAGGCAGTGTATTAGGAATAAAATAAATAGACAAATAAAAAAAATTAATGTTAAGTCGTATCCAAAAGGATTTTCACAATCCATATTTTCATTAAATAAGTTTTTATGATTTCAGAACCTCCAGTGATGAAAGATTATTATGTAATGTACATCCTTACTATTTTATTCCTAATACACTACTTATTAATTACAGTAAGTAGTAAAAATTCATCAAATCTAGAAATTAATATATGGTTGAAGGTTTATAAATATGTTGATTATAAATAATTTCGCAGTTTTGACATAACGTTTTACCTTAGATGTTGTTTGGTGATGAATGTGTTTGCATCTAAAAAAGAGCTTTTGGCTCTTTTTTTTATTTTGTAGAAATACCATATTTATTAAATATAGCTTGTATTTCTTTTGTTTTAGAATTTTTATTAGCTTCTTTAAGCTCGTTTATTGTACTAAATTCATAACCCTCTTGTTCATACTTTTTCATAAGATTTTTTAGTTTATCAATGTCATCATAGGATTTATATAATTTTTCAGTATCTACATTTCCCTCTAGAGAAACAAGACCTGAAAAATCTCCTTTTGTTATTTTATCTATTTGTTTTAAAGGCGTATCTAAGCCTGTTAGATTTGATAAAACTAATTCTCCTTTTTTAGTGTTAAAGAAAGGAATATCTTTAACTAATCCTATATTGTTCTTTTGACCTGGAAATCTCTCTATATC